GGGAGAGACTACCTTTGTACAACAAAGTTGCACAGCAACCTTATAGGGTAGAAAAGAAAAAAAAATAAACTAAAACTAGAACCAGTTTAAGTTTAGGTTCAGTTTTTTCTAGTATAATGAGGCACTGATAAGAAGTTAGTTAGCAGAACAAACTAAAAAGGTAGAAGAAAAGCTAACACCCAGCCGTCAAAAAAGAGGGTACACCTAAAAGTTGTACGCATGGTTTTTTTATTATATTAGGAGGTACACACAAATAGATTTATGGATAACTTTTACAAAGGACACATTTCGGCCATAGTTCTCATCTCAGAGAAAAACCAGTCTGTAAGCATACACTTTTCTGGCTTTGAGGATTATTTGGAAGCCAAGAAGTTCAGTAAGTACATTGTGGAAGAAATGGGCATTGTAACTAACGACAGCTTTAGCTCCTTGCAAATCCCACCTAATACGACTATTCATTAAGGATGGGGGTTTTGTTTTAAATGCCAGAGGTCATCATTCCTTATCAGCCTAGACGTTTGCAGAAATTTTTGCACAAACAAATTCCTATAAATCGCTTTAATGTGATTGTTGCTCATAGGCGGTCTGGCAAAACGGTCATGTGCATTAACCATCTCATTAGAGCCGCTTTAACTAATACCCAACCCAATCCCAGATATGCCTTTATTTCGCCAACATTCAAACAAGGCAAAAGTACGGCATGGGACTATATTAAAAATTACAGCAGAAATATCCCTTATATAAAATTTAACGAATCAGAACTGAGATGCGATTTTCCTAATGGCTCAAGAATTACTATCTTGGGGGCTGAGAATGACCAGGCGTTAAGGGGAATTTTTTTAGATGGATGTGTATTTGATGAAACACAGAATATTAGCCCAGTCCTTTTCCCAGAAGTAATTAGACCAGCTTTAGCTGACCGAAAAGGTTGGTGTATTTTTATCGGCACACCCAAAGGCCAAAACTATTTTTATCAGCTTCACAAACAAGCCTTAGAAGAAAAGGATTGGTACACCAATATTTTTAAAGCCTCCAAGACCAAGATATTAGACGAAGAAGAATTAAAGGCTGCTCAAACGGTTATGTCTAAAGACTTATATGACCAAGAATTTGAATGTTCTTTTCAAGCCGCTATTACTGGTTCTTATTATGGTAAAATTATTGAAGGATTAGAAAAGGGAGGAAAGGTTTCTGAAGTGCCTTATGACGATAATCTAGGGGTAGAGACTTGGTGGGATTTAGGATTGAAAGACTCTACGGCCATTTGGTTTGTCCAAAGGCATAGAGATGAACTAAGAGTTATAGATTATTATGAGAACTCAGGAGAAGGATTAGATTTCTATGCTGACATCCTAGATTCAAAACCTTATAAATATGATAGACATATAGCTCCACATGATATAAAAGTAAGGGAATTGGGAGCATTTGGAAAATCAAGGTTGGAATCTGCCTTAGAATTAGGTATATCCTTTGATGTAGCTCCTAAACTTTCAATTGAAGATGGAATAGAAATTGTGAGAAAGTCTTTAGCCACTTGCGTTTTTGACAAAAATAAATGTTATCAAGGAGTGGAAGCATTAAAGGCTTATCAAAAAAAGTGGGATGAAAAAAATCAGTGTTTCAAAAACAGGCCTACCCATAATTACGCTTCCCATCCGTCTGATGCTTTTAGAACTGGATGTACTTTCATTGGAGGAAAAGTAACTGATTGGAAAAAACCTGTTAAAGTTGATACAGCATACATAATATAATATGGAAAAAAAAATTCAAATATTAAGCGATCCCAAATTAAGAAGTATTCTTCAAAGCCAAATCAATAATGCTCTAGGTTATTTAGGGGGCATCCTTTCCGATCAAAGAGAACGATCTTTAGAATATTATCAAGGCGACAAATTAGGAAATGAAATGGCTGGAAGAAGCCAAGTCGTTAGTACCGATGTTGCTGATACTGTAGAAAGTTTATTACCCAACCTTCTTAGAATTTTTACTTCCTCTGATAAAGTCGTTAAATGCGAACCAGTCAAAGCTCAAGACGAACCTATTGCCGATCAAGCCACAGCATATTTAAACCATATCTTCTATAAAGAAAATGATGGTTTTAAATTACTTTATAATTTTTTTAAAGATGCTCTTATAGAAAAAAATGGAATTTTAAAAATCTTTTATGATGAAACTGAAGATGTAGAACATGAAACTTATAAAAACTTAACCGATGAAGAATATAAAGTTTTAATAGATAGTCCTGAAGTAGAAGTTTTAGAAGATGAAGTAAGAGATGATGAAAAAGCTGCCGAACAAATTGAGATTATGAAAGCTCAAACGGTAGGTCAAACTATGTCGGTAGATGCTTTAGAAATAGATATTCCTATTCCTCAATTACATGATTGTAAAATTAAAAGAACTTCTTCAAAAGGAAAAATAAAAGTAGAGTCTATTCCTCCTGAAGAATTTCTAATTGATAAAGCGGCTGTTAAAATTGAAGATGCTATTTATGTAGGTCATAGAGTTTTATTAACTAGAACACAACTAATTGAAATGGGTTATAACAAAGAAGAAGTTTATAATCTTCCGACCTCCGATTCTACTATTGTAAATATGGAAAAATTAGCAAGATTTAGAAATATAGAAACTTATCCTTACGATACTTCTAATGATCCTTCTACACAAGTTATTCAAGTTTATGAAAATTATATTCGTTATGATTACGATGGTGATGGTATTGCTGAATTAAGAAAAGTAGTTTCAGTAGGATCAACAGCATATCAAATTTTAGAAAATGTTCCATGCGATCAAATTCCATTTGTTTCTGTTACTCCAATTCCAATGCCTCATAGATTTTATGGAAGATCAGTAGCTGAATTAGTAGAAGATATTCAACTAATGAAATCCACAGTGATGAGACAACTGTTAGATAATATGTATCTAACAAATAATAACAGAGTTGCAATCATGGATGGCATGGTTAATATGGATGACTTATTAACGACTAGACCTGGTGGTGTGGTAAGAACAAAACAACCACCGAACCAAGTGATGCAGCCTTTACAAGCTCAACCGATTTCTCAACAAGCCTTTCCGTTATTAGAATACTTAGATCAAATTAGAGAAGTAAGAACTGGGGTTACTAAATATAATCAAGGTATAGATTCTGAAAGTTTGAATAAAACAGCAACTGGAATTAGTGCTATTATGAATCAAACGCAAATGCGTTCAGAATTAATTGCTAGAATTTTTGCTGAAACAGGAGTGAAAGATTTATTTAGAAAAATGTTTGCGTTATCTATTAAGTATCAAGACAAAGAAAAAATTATTCAGTTAAATGGAGAGTATATTCCTGTTTTACCAACGGAATGGAAAGATCGTTTTAACGTAACCATTACCGTAGGTTTAGGAACAGGCACAAAAGAACAGCAAGTGGTGATGTTAAATAATATTTTACAAAAACAATTACAGGCTTTTGAACTTCAAGGTCGTAGAGATTACCCAATGGTAACGATGAAAAATATTTATAACACTTTATCTAAAATTATTGAGAACGCAGGTCTGCAAACAGTGGAAAGTTACTTTATTGACCCTATTAAGGGGCAACAATTAATGACTCCTCCTCCTCCTCCAGAAATTAGTCCTATTGAAAAAATAGAAATGGCTAGAATTGATGCAGAAAACAAGAGAAAGGTAGCAGATATAGAATTAAGATACAAAGAATTAGAACAAAAAACTCAAGATAGCTTACTAGACTTTGAAGCAAAGATAAAAGATATAGCCTTGAAGTATAATACACAATTAGATACAACAAAATTGAAAGCAGAAGCTGAATTGGACAGAGTTATCATAGCTAAAGGTTCAAAAAACCTTGAACAAGCTGAGAAAAGTGCTAATATGTTCACTAAGCGTTTTGAAAACACAAATGGACAACAGGGATCAGGACAAACGAACCAAAGAATTGGGCAGAGCATCCCAAGCAAAACAAATATTAGAGAATGAACTTTTTAAAGAGTCGTTTCATGCTCTTAAAAAAATTTATTCTGAAGCTTTGCTAGAAAGAACGTCTGTGCATGAGAATGAGGCTAGAGAAAAGTTATGGATAGCCTATCAAGTGCTAGGAAAAGTAGAGCAACATTTTAAAGAAATTCTTGAAACTGGAAAACTAGCAGAAAAACAGTTAGCCGACTTCCAGAAATCTAAAGAAAAGTAATTCTAATCATCAAGGTTAGAATAAGCCAACCCAAATCAGGGTCCCTTTT